ACTTGGGATCATAATATATAATTGTTTATATCGGATTCTACATTGTATTCTTCTACTAAACCTAAATAGCTTAACCTATTGTAATAATTCATATATAGTTCGTGGTTGTTGTAGCCTGTTAGTTTCTCTAATTCTGCATCAGTAAGAGCTTCTTTAAATACCATTACACTTTTCACATTACCCTCTGTGTCTTGTGAACCTCCTCCTGTGCTATCAAAAGATAGTTCATTCATTCCTGTAGGTACAGTATAACTTGCAGTAGAGCTATATATACTTTCTCCGTTTAAGAATATTTTTCTTTGATTAGCTTTGTAGCTATATGCTATTTTATTATATCTATCATAATCTATACTAAAAGTTGTAACTAAACTTGAGCCATAAACCCTGCCTGTTCCATTTTCTGTTCCAATCAAAATTCTGTTACCTGCTGCATTAGATATAGATATATAAGTTCCTGCTGCTACATTTTTAAAATTAACTTCAGCATATAATACACCCTCTACTGAACTAATTAAATCACTATTACCTGCATTACTTCCTACATCTTGCGACCTTGTAACTGCACTTCCTGAGGTGTGTATTAGAGATGTTGGATATGATGCTTGTTCTACCTGTCTGCCATATATTAAAAACTTATCTCCTACAACCCCACTACTAAAAGTTGAAGTACCCTCACTCATAGCTAACCACTTAATATTGCTTTTTGATGCATTAGAGCCTGTTAATATATTGCAAGTAATTCTATACCAATTATTTTTATAAGCTATAATTTCACAATTATAAATATTTGTTGCTGACTGTGATACAGCTCCATTACTCTGTACAGCTACAAAAGTTCCTGTATCTAAATTAAATTTAGCAAATTGATTACCTATATCTCCTTGATAAAAACCTAAGCCAAAAAAATCTCCTGTAACTTTTTTTACATATGCGCTAATAGCGTAAACAGTTGCATTTGAAATTACAACTGATTCTACTCTTGGTTGCGATACCCCTGTAACTTCTATTTCTTGTGCATTATTAATACCCTCAGGAGATAAATTATTAGATGAGTTAATTTGAATATTAGAAACTAAATTACCTGTAACGCTACTTGCATTATTAGAATTAATAACTAAATTCTGTCGCTGAGGTTCAAGCAAGATACTCGGCTCTCCGTTTGTGTAATCTATTCTTGGTATGTCTAATTTGTCTGTTGTTTTTAGATATGGTTTTAAGTTAGCTCCCATTACTGCTTGTGCGCCAAAAATATTTACATTTCCTGTTTCTGTGTAGCTCAGAGTAGTTAGTAGTAAAGATGCAGTAGAAGCATCGTTTGGTAAAGGGTGTATGTTATATTGATTTGATTTATCCAAAGTAACTGAACATAAATAAAAACCATTACCTGCTGATTGAATAGAACTTGCTAATATTTGACCTGTATTGGAATTTGTGTCAATTACTGTTCCGTTATCTAAATCGTATATTACACCAAAAGTATCTCCTGACCTATTAGAAATACCAATCCTGTTAAATGTTCCTTTTTTAGCATATACACTAAAAGTAGATACGCTGTCGCTTGCTGTATCTGTTGGTGTATTTTGATTAATAAAAGAAAAAGTAGTGCCTGTGCTGGTGTTAGAAATAGATTCTACATAAGAGCCTGATATAGGGCTTTGTATTGTTGTTTCTGCAATACTTGCGTTATATTTAGTGTAAGCTGCGTTAGAAAAATCTTCGCTATAAGACATTAGATTATACGGCACTCTTTCTATAAGATAATCTTCGTTTAATCGTGTACCTGTCGAATTTCGTGTAAAGTCAATGTCGGCATCTGTTACTTCTTTTAGTGATATTGACTTTAAAATACCTGTGCCTAAAGTAGAGCCATAAGGTTGTACTCTATTTGTGTTAGAGGTAGCTACTATGTCAATTACAGCAGGTAAAACTATTTCTTTTGTTGGTGCATCAGTTCCTGCAAAACCTGTTCTATACCTCAAATTTCCTGTTCCACCAAAAGTTAATCTATATCTTCTGCCAACTGTTACTGATATACTTTGAAATATAAATTCAGTTGAGCTATCAAAAGTTACTGTGTTATCTGCATTTAATGTAGGTGCTGATGAAGATGCAGTCCAATTTGTTAAACCATTAGAAAAATTACCATTAGTGATTAATTCTGTATTACTAACTTTTAATGCAGGTTTTATAGAATATAAGTAGTCCTCAGCATAAGCTGTAGGTGTGGTTATTATGGATGCTTTTTGTAGTAAACTCATTGTATATTCTCTAATAGTTGTATAGTCATTGTATTGTTCTCG